CAGTGGGTATGGTCAGACAAGTACGGGCAGGAAGGCACGCGCCGTATCCTGCGCATGAAAGAACTTTACGACGTTTCGCCGGTAACCTACCCGGCCTACAGCGGTACATCAGTAGGCAGTCGCGACGCTGAAGCTATCCGCCAGGAGCGCGAGGCCATTATCGCAGAACGCGAAGCGCAGACGGAAGCCGCCGCCGCTGAGTTGGCCAAACAACGCAACGCCCGCCGCGATCTTGCCGGCATCATTGCTAAAACTTTGTAAAAACATTCAACAGAATAAACGATGAAACAACTGAAAGAAAAGCGGGAAGCATTGGCCGCCTTGCGTGCCGAATTGCTGACCCTGTCTAAGGCCGAAAGCCTGACCGACGAACAAATCACCCGTATGAGCGAAATCAACGGCGAAGTTGACAAGCTGGCCGGCGAGATTGCCACCCTGGAAGCTACCCAGCGCAGCCTTGCCGCCGTACCCGTGGTACACACCACCGGCACCGGCGAAGCCCGCGAGCAGGACAAGCTGAGCAAGCGCTTCAGCATGATCAAAACCATGACCGAGCTGAGCAGCCGTTCTGCCGTGTCCGGTCTGGAAAAGGAACTGGCCGACGAAGCCCGCGAACAGAATATGCGTGCAGGCTTGACTGCCAGCACCACTGGCGTAACCCTGCCTGCATGGCTGATCAATCGCCGCGCCGCGAAGTCTGAAAAGCGGGACATCACCGCCACAGGTGGCAGCTCCATTACTGAAGGCGGCGGAAACGTGGCTACCAACGTAGGCGGCATCCTGAACGCGCTTGAGTCTTACATGATTTTGAGCCAGCTCGGTGTGCAGATGTTCGACGGCCTTGTTGGAAACCTGCGCTTCCCTGCCAACACCACCGCTCCCGTAGCTACATGGGAAGGCGAAACCGATGCAGCCGCCGAAAACACTCAGACCTGGGCTAACCGTACCCTGAGCGCAAAGCGTCTCGGTGCCTTCATCGACGTGTCTGACCAGATCTTGCTTCAGTCAAGCAACCCGCTGGAAGCTTGGGTTATGGACTACCTGCTGCGTGCCGGTGCCACCAGCCTTGAGCGTGCGGCCATCAATGGCGGCGGTTCTAACGAGCCGACCGGTATCATCGCCAACAGCGACGTAACCGTGACCTTTGCCGGAAACGCAGCCAGCAACGCGACCAATGCCAACGGCGCTAACCAGGTGTATGCTGACTGGGTGAACCTGTATAAGCAGGCAATGGTGAACAACGCGACCATGCAGAACCTCGCCTACATCACCAGCCCGCAGGTACACGCCGACGCGATGATCCGTCCCAAGCAATCAAGCGGTGTTGAAGGCAACTTCATCGTGACCCAAGCCGGCGTATCGCCCCTCGGCTTCCCGGTACTGGCAAGCACCAACGTACCGTCTACCCTGACCAAAGGCACCAGCTCTGACCTTAGCGCACTGATTTTCGGCGATTTCAGCCAGCTCGCGCTCGGAAGCTGGGGTAACCCCATCCTGGAAATGGATCCATACACTCAGAAGGTGAACGGCCTGAACCGCTTCCACTTCATCAACTTTGTTGATGCGCTGGTATTGCAGCCGAAAGCCTTCGCCGTGTGTAAGGACATTGACGCAACTACCCCTGCCTAACCCCTCCTAATCCCCCAATAACCCCCGACACCGGCGCGGTGTGTGGTAGTCAGCCGCGCCGTGTGTTTGGGTTTCCCGGATAGGACTTAGATGCTCCATCCGGGAGCCAGCCGCAAGGCTTAATAATTACCCAAAATGCAGACCCTTAAAATCAAATGGTTAAGCAACCCCGCCGCATACGACTGCTGTTACAGCGTCGGCGAGGTATGCGAGCTGGAGGCGAAGCGGGCGCAGCTGCTTATCGACGCAGGCGCCGCTGAACTTCACAGCGAACCGGGCGAAACCGAAACCGCCACCGCCAAACCGAAAGCCGAAACCGCCACCGCAAAGCCTCAGCGCAAACGATAAACCATGCACCGCCGCATCGTCAACACCATACAGCCCGCGTCCGCTTACATCTCCCTACAGGACTGCAAAGACCATATGCGTTTAATCAACACAGACGAGGACGGCTATATCGCGGCTATACTTGACGCGGCTTTTGACGTGTGCGAAAATTATGTAGGCTACCCGATCCGGCTGACAAACGTACAATTCACGTCCTACACCTGGATTAATGCCGACCTTGATTTCCCCGGGCGGTTTGTTTCCCTGGACAGCATCAAATACTACGCGGAAAATACCAACACCCTCACCACCTTCGCCAGCTCCAACTATGCAAGCAAGGCGCACGAGACCGGGCTTGTGCTGCGATGGAATGACGAAACAACCCTGCCCAATACCTTTGAAGACCGCATCGACGGCGTGCAATACAATACGCAGATGGGATGGATTCCCGGCACACTTCCCGGCTCGATTCGTGCCGCTGTGCTGCTGAATCTGACCGACCTTTATGAGGAGCGGAAAAACATCACCGCCGGCACCCTCGGAACCTTGTCTCGCGGCTCGGACTTTCTGTTAAACCCTTATAAACTTCAGCGCTTCGTATGAACCCCGGACGGATGGACAGGCAGCTTACCCTTCAACGGTTTACCACCGCGCAGAACGCTATTGGCGAAGGGGTGAAGACGTGGACGACCTACGCCGACCGGGTGCCGACCACAATAAAACCCGAACGTGCCAGCGAGCGCGTTAATGGTGATAAGCTGGAGGCGGAAAACAAAACGACCTTCATTATCCGATGGATTTCCGGCGTAAACGCAGCCGACCGCCTGCAATACGAGGGCGTAACCTACGACATTAAAAACGTGCGCGAAGTGAACCGCCGGGCATATCTCGAACTTGACGCACGGAGGCAGGTATGATAGATTTAAAAGTAGAGGGTACACAGGTTATAGTGGACAAGCTGAAAGCTATCAAAGACCGCGCTGCCGATAAGGTAGTGGGCCGAATTGTGCGACAAGAATCAAAGGTTATTGTAGCATCTGCCCGCGCTCGTGTGCCTGTCGACTCTGGGCTGCTGCGCGGTCAGATTGGCTTCATCCGAAAGAACGATGCACGGTTTTCAAGGACTGCGCTGATTGGGGTAAATTACCGCGGCGAAGACAAGAAGCGCGGCACGTCTGCGTACTATGCGCACATCGTGGAATATGGCGGAAAATACATCCGCCGCACCGCCCGGCCATTCATGGCCCCAGCATTTGAGATGCACCGCGCCCGCGTATCTGCGAACATTATCAAACGGGTGCGCGAAAAGTTAAACATTCAAGACAAAAAATAAACAGATATGGCAACGACCGGAATAGTAAACGGAACCCTTATTGGGCTTTACAAGGTGGCAGGCAGCCCTTCTACCTTTACCAAAATTGCAAACGGCCGCGCCGCTGGCGCAGACCTGAGCATCGACATGATTGAAATCACCACCAAGGACAGCAGCGGTTTCAAAGAATACGTCGCCGGCGAGAAGGGCGGTACATTTCAATTTGAAGGATTGTTTGAATACGAAGCCTCGGTATCGTCTCAGGGTCTCAGCTTTGATGACCTGGTAACCGATGCGCTCGCAGGTACCGCGTTCACCATCCGCTGGTCATCGCAGTCAACCGGCGACGACTATCTGGAAAGCTCCGTGCTTATCAGCAGCGTGTCTGCCAGCGCCCCGCAAAACGAAAGCGCCACATTCTCCTGCACCATGCAGATGACAGGCACAATCACCCTCGGAAACGTAGCTTAATCCACGCACATGACGCAGCTGACTATCGCAAACCAAGCCTATCCAATCGCCTACCCTGTGGCAGCGCTTACGCGTATTCTGCGAACGATGAAAATCGACGCGACGCAGCTAAGCGAAAAAGCCACAAGCCAAAACCTCGCAGACATGGTGGAATTTACCGCCACCGTCGCATGGGCCGGGCTTGTGTCTGGGGCGGTCAAGTCCGGCAAGCCGAAACCGTTTGCCGACCCGGATGAACTGCTGGAAGCTATCGAAAGCCTGGAACAACTTGCACCCAGCCTGACCGCGTTCAGCGAGGCGTGGGCCAAGTTCACCGGAGCCGACGAAGCCAAAGAGCAGCCGGCCGACCCGGCGGAAACGGAGGCCAACCCATCGGGGGAGCTGTTGCCGCCAACGGTCTGACCGCGTGGGACATCGAGCGCATTGCGTTCGGTGAATTAAACCTGCGCCCGGCCGACATGGAGCAAGCCTGCCCGCAATGGTTCAGGCTGGCGTGGGACGGCAAACGCAAAGCAACCGAAAGGGAGCAGCGCGACGCATGGAACAGAACACGGTGGCTGGCAGCGGCTATCTGGAACATCCACGCAAAGCACCCGGTCAAGCCTACCGACCTGCTGGAATGGCCCGAGGAACGGCGGCAACGAATGAACGAGTTAAAGAGAATACAGGAAAAGCTGAACAACGACAAGCGCTTCCCGAAACAGATAAAACCGAAACCGAGCAATGAACAAAGCAGTTAAAGCTATTCACTACCTGATGGCGAACACCGCCGGAATAACAGCCGAGATACCAGCATCTAAGGTGTTTCCAGTCCGTGCCCCGCAATCCACGCAATACCCGTATGTAGCGCACCAGTTGCTCAGCAACCGCCCGGAGCCGCAAAAGGACAGCGCAAGCAATTTTGACTTCGCGCAGATTCAGCTATCGATATACGCCGAAACCATGACCGAGGCGCAGGAGATTGCGGAGGCTATCCGCACAGGGCTTGATAAGCGGCAAGGCACATTTGACGGCGTGGCAGTTGCCAACATCGAATACTTAGGCGAGTCACACCTACCTGAAGATGGGGCCGGCAACGACCAGATTTATTTGATTCAGACGGAATTTGAAGTAAATTACCACCGCTAATAGACGATGGCAGAACGCGGCGGAGTAGATAGCTTAAACATTGTAATCGGCGCCAAT